GATTATCAACAGTATCCTGTAAAGGCAGCAGAAGAAAGCACAAAGAACCGTAGATCACTTGGTATAGGTTTCATTGGACTTGCACATTATCTTGCTAAGAATGGGTGGAAGTACGACTCACAGGAGGCGTGGGATGGGGTACATAAACTCACCGAAGCCTTCCAGTATTATCTCTTAAAAGCATCTAATGAGATTGCTAAAGAGAAAACACATTGTGAGAACTTTGGACGCACTAAGTATGCAGATGGAATACTACCAATTGATACATATAAGAAAGACGTAGACGAGATTTGTTCTCAACCTTTACAACATGACTGGGAATCTCTTAGAGCATCTATCAATGAGTTCGGTTTACGGCACTCAACATTGTCTGCACAAATGCCATCGGAGAGCAGTTCCGTTGTGTGCAATGCCACAAACGGAATTGAACCACCTAGAGACTACTTGTCCATTAAAAAATCAAAGAAGGGACCTCTTAAGCAGATTGTTCCCTCCTATGCTAGTTTAAAGAATAACTATACTTTATTATGGGAGATGAAAGGAAATAATGGTTATATTAATATAGTGGCAGTGATGCAGAAATATTTTGACCAAGCAATTTCTGGTAATTGGTCTTATAACCCAGAACAATATGATGATAATGAAGTGCCTGTTAGTGTAATGGCACAAGATCTTCTAACCACTTACAAGTTAGGATGGAAGACATCTTACTATCAGAACACTCATGATATGAAGACTGATGAGATTGAGGAACCTGCACATCCTGTGGGATGGCATGATGATGTTCCTGAAGGAAAATCAAAGCTTGACAATTTGCTTGATGAGCTAGAAAATGCTAATGAAGAGGAGTGTGAATCCTGTGCCATCTGACATTAAAGGAATGACGGTATTTAATACCGATGAAGTTGATTACAAAAAACAACCAATGTTCTTTGGAAAACCATTAGGTGTCCAAAGATATGATTCTTATAAGTATCCTACTTTTGATAGGTTGACTACACAACAATTAGGTTATTTTTGGAGACCAGAAGAAGTATCTTTACAGAAAGATCGTGGAGACTATCAAACGCTTCGTCCAGAACAAAAGCACATCTATACTTCTAATCTGAAGTATCAGATCATGCTAGACAGTGTGCAGGGTCGAGGTCCTGGCATGGCATTCATGCCATACTGTTCCTTACCAGAACTAGAGTCTGCTATGAATGTGTGGCAGTTGATGGAGATGATCCACTCCAGATCATACACCTATATAATTAAGAATGTGTATCCAGATGCATCAGAAGTATTTGATACAGTTCTAGATGACGACAAGATTATGTCTCGTGCATCGTCAGTAACAAAAGCATATGATGATCTCATCAATGCAGAACATGAATTTGATAGTGGCAACGCATGGAAATTTGCAGCAGAAGGACACCCCGCAGGAACTTATGACAGGAAAGAACTCAAAAGAAAACTCTACCGAGCAGTACTCAACGTCAATATTCTTGAGGGCATTAGGTTCTATGTCTCCTTCGCTTGCTCGTTTGCGTTTGGTGAACTCAAAATTATGGAAGGATCCGCTAAGATTATCTCTCTTATCGCCAGAGATGAAAGCCAACATCTTGTCCTTACTCAACAGATCATCAAAGCGTGGCAAAATGGTGACGATGAAGAAATGGTGGACATCGCTGCAGAAGAAAAACCCAACATCATAGAGATGTTTAAGAATGCTGTTGATGAAGAGAAAGCATGGGCAGCACACCTCTTCAAAGATGGTAGCATGATAGGACTAAATGAAAAACTATTGTCACAGTACGTAGAGTTCACTGCTAACAGAAGACTACGTGCACTTGGTTTCGATCCACTGTATGACATTGGTATTAGAAACAATCCTTTACCATGGACACAATACTGGTTAAATAGTAAGGGACAACAGAACGCACCACAAGAAACGGAGATAGAAAGTTATGTCGTCGGAGGAATCAAACAAGATGTCACCAAAGAAACCTTCAAAGGATTCTCTCTTTGAAAATCCTAGACCAGAAGAGGAGATAGCAGAGATGATGAAAGCAATCATGGATGCAGAAGACATCGACTACAATGACATGGCAGGTGGATGAAGTTCGAGTTTGAAAAACAATTTGGTGAAGGTACAGATCCTTGGTATGCAAAGGCAGAGAGGTGGGCAAAGAAGCAACGCTATCCCATCTCATTTTTATTGCTTGGTGCTATAGAGTGGTTGAAAAATAAATGGATTGATGTTAAAATATATAATACTATGCGTGACGTAGATCGTCAGGCAGATGCAATCAAAAAAATCTGGGAAGAAGATGACAGAAGAGAACCGAACATCGTGGAGACAGGAGTATTTGGAGATGAAGGCTGGTCTATCGAAATTTCAAATCCAGTTGTTGAAAGAGGGACCTCAGCAACTAGCACAGGCATGGTTACTGGGAGCGATGCATCAGGACTACAAGAAGATGAAGGGGATCAAGGAACCGCCCAGTAGAGAATCGGGATACCAGACATCTTTAAAGGAATGGTTTAAGAATTACAACTAAAGCTTGACTAAATAGTTGTGGATATGCTAACATATCCTTACGTTCATCCAATGATTGAAGTCGCACTACTCGCAACACTTCTCTCTGAACACAACGCTTCCCACTGGGAAATGTCATGTGCAGATTGGAACCGCAACAGAATAGAGATACTTAGCGATAAGAATCTTAACTCTGATGCACACGAGTACCTAATAGATTACCTTCGTACGAAAGTAGAAGGTAAGTGTGATGCTTTTATCATAGGACGCAAGTAAGCCGACTCGGAACGGGTTCGTTCATCCTCTATTTCATGTATAACATTCTTACCATGTTAATAACACTTGGAGCACCACTTAATTGTGATGATGCCAATGAGTTATTATCTTTAGTTAAACCCTTTGACCCTCAAAGGTTGGAGATGGTAAAGGTGATCGTGGTACATACTGATCCAGTATGTTTTGAGGACGCAAAAGCCGACTGAAGGAACGGTCTAATCAACCCAATTCCAACAGGAGCAAAATCAAATGGCACAAGTCACTTACCGTGGTGTCCAGTATGACACTAACAGAGCAAAATCTCAGCAATCAAACAAGGTCGAATTAGTTTACCGTGGTGTAAAACTAAATAAAGATCTTACAACTGCGAAGTAATGGAAGTACTATGGATCAGTGCTGCTTCAGCACTCTTCCTAACCATTATCTACGCTGAGACTTTATTCCTTTATAAGGATGCTTAAATCTCTCCCCGACTACATACAGTATTCGGGGATTTTTTATGCAAAGAACGAGATTAAAAACATTAATACAAGATTTAGAAGACCTTTTAGCAGAGTTGAAGTCAGAAGTTTACGCAGACACGAGTGCATATATTGATAGTAATGGAGAGCAGTGGTATAGTGGTGATGATGATGACGGATACGCAGATTAATAATGAAAGTTAGCATTGTGGGAGCTGGGAATGCAGGAGTATTCACAGCATTATATTATTCTTGGTATGGTAGAAAGAAAGATTTAGAAGTAGAACTAATACATGACCCAAACATACCACCCGAAGAGGTAGGACAAGCAACCTTACTTGGTGCACCTGAGTTAATAAGTACAAAATTTAATTACTACGATAATTATATACATGCTACCCCGAAGACAGGTATATTATATGAAGGTTTTGGTAAGGTAAATGAAAAATTTATACATGCTTTCCCTACTAACACATTAGCAATGCACTTCTGTCCCTGTGAACTGCAAAAGTTTGCATTAGAATCAGGTCGCTTTAATGTCGTAGAGGATAACGTAGACCCGAAAGATGTTGATGCTGATTATGTTTTTGATTGCAGAGGTACACCCAAAGATTTTACTGGATACACTCCACTTAAAAGTCCTGTTAACGCTGCTATCTTAGGTAAACCCAAGTGGGATAGTAAAGAGTTATGGAGTAGGCATGTTGCAACTCCTGATGGTTGGGCTTTTGTTATACCTATGGATGAGAGTTCTCCTTCACACAATGGTGCTGTTGGTTACCTTTACAATAATAAGATTACAAAAACAGAGGATGCCAAAAAAAATTTCGAGCAAATTTTTGACGTAGAGGTCAAACGAGAGAGGACGTTTAAAAGTTATCTGCATATGAATCCTATTGATGATAGGGTAATACTTCAAGGTAATAGACTATTCTTTTTAGAACCAATGGAGTCTACTGCAACAGAAACTTACTTAGACTGGGCAAGAGCGACGTTTCGTGCTATAATATTAAAAGAACACACCAAAGATGATGCTATCAAGGATATGAAAAAGTATATCCGACAGGTTCAGAACTTTATTCTATGGCATTATCAGTTCGGATCTAAGTATGACACACCTTTCTGGGATCATGCTAAGACTATGCTCTTTCATGACCCTCTCTTTGATAAGTTCCTTAACAAGGCTACCACATTAAAGTTAGAGGAGTTAGAAGAGGTAACGTTCAGTGCCACTTATAACAGTGGTGTTACTTGGAAAAATGATCACTACAGATCAGCAACCTTTGGCTATGCTGTATGGCCACTGATGAGTTTCAAAAATTGGTATGAGGGCATGACCCTATATAAGGAAAGACTATGAAAAAACTTTGGAAGGAGATTACGAGAACCCCTGGACCTATCAGGGTTCAACTTTTACTTCTGCTGACATTGACGGCTTCTTCGGTTTCGTCTACTGTATTACAAATCTCGTCACGGGTAGGAAGTACATCGGAAGAAAATACTTCTACCAGTTTAGAAAGCCTAGAGGTAAAAGTAGGAAGGTTCGCAGTGAGAGTGACTGGAAAAGATACTATGGATCGAGTGACGAACTTAATACCGATAGAAAGTCTCTTGGAAATGACAGTTTCAAACGAGAAATAATATCACTACATACCACTAAAGGTTGGGTGAATTACGAAGAAACTAAACAACTCTTCCTTAACAATGTTCTAAGTGAGGATGAGAACTATTACAACTCAAACATCTTAGGACGCTACATGAAAAAAGATTACTTTAATGAACAACACACCTCCAAAACTAAGGCACGAACTTGACAGACTACTAGCGTGGATGCAAGATCGTTGTGATGTTATAGTAGAGGACAAACAGTATGAGGATATGTATGCTTTGTATATGGAATGGCATGAGTGGATTGAAGAAGACAATCCTAGCATTATGGTGTTAGGTAAATGGGATGAAAAGGACTGATCTAGATTATCTTTATGAATGGGCAACAAGAACAGATTTTCCCCTTAGGAGAGCTCCAACTGCTGTTGGTTATTCTAACAAGGATATATATTTCTGCTGGTTGAAAGCACAGAACAAAAATGGTGGCGGGGTAAGACGTTCTGTTGTTGAAGACGACAGAGCAGCAGAGATATTAAACAACGAGGATGTTGTTTTTGCTACGGTCTCTTGCTTTGAACCAGGCACAGAATTAGGACCCCACAAAGATCCTCCAGTATACGGAATACATTACAGACGAATACAAATACCATTACACATACCATCCAATGATTGCTATATGATTTGGAAAGGAGAGAAAGTTTTCTGGGAAGAGGGAGTACCTCAGATCTATGATGTCATGGATCACATCCATGAAGGATACAATTACTCTGATGATGATATGTTATTTCTATTCGTTGATATTTTAAAGACCAATGACAACAGTAACTTGCACTAAATGCAACAACACAATACAGTCTAAACATGAGCATGATTATAAGATGTGTGGTTGTGACAACCAGACTTATGTTTGTGGTGACACCTATGGTGGACTGGACATGAGTTATGTGATAGCATTAACTGAACCTAAAGAAGAGAAACAAATTAGATTAGGAACAGAAGCACCACGAAGAAGAACAACTAGAATGATTGATGTAGATATTAGATGAGAATTTTTCAGTATGAACAATTAGTTTCACATTGGACTTTGCAAATGCTAAAGACTGAGGTGGAGTTTTTCAATACACAGATGGATAGGAATGCTTGGATTGGTTTGTTTGATGAACCAGACAATCCTATCGAGCAGTTTATCTTAGACTCATATGATTTTCATTTCTCTGACAAGTGTAATAATGTAGTTGGATTTGAATGGTGGATACATGTGATGGAGAAAAGTGATCAGATGATTCTATTTCATGCTGACCATGATGAATATTTGAGAGCAGAGAAGGATGAGATGAAGTACCCTATGTTGGGAACCTGTATGTAC